TCCTAAATACACATGCTTCCTTTTGGAAGTGTCTGTTGCTAGGTTTGCACAAAAAAAGAATCGAGCAAGCGTCGTCCATGAAACTTACTCGATTCTGTGCAACCGTTCCTAGAATCCACGCATAAATTAATTCCTCTTTTTTATACCTCCAACAAAAGTCGTTTTTTAGCTACAAAATAATAGATATTTGCATAAAAATGTATAAAATTGTATATTATAAGTAAGCAACAACACAAAAAAAGGGGGGGTATAATGACTAATATTACTTTTGATAGGTTATTAGATCGTTTGACTAATATAGGTGAAACAACTACTCAACAAAATATAGCTAATTTTTTTTCTGTTACACAAGCAACAGTTTCACGTTGGAAAAAAAATAATTCTTTACCAACTAAATATTACAATATTTTAAAAGACCAAGAAGTAAAAAAACCAAATCAAAACGCAACTGCAGATTTAATTAAACAAATTGTTAGGTTAACAGAAGAAAATAAAGAATTAAAATCTCAACTTAATTTGTCAAATTCGCCGCAAAATAAAATTGCAAGTGCATTGAAAGAAATGTATAGCAACCATCATAGTGTATGTCAAGTTTCATTTAAATTTACTGGTATGGGTAAGTTACATAGAAGAATGGATTGGGTGAAAGGTAAGGAGGAGTGTTCTGAATATTTGGGGTATACTGTGAAAGAATTAGAAGACCATTATTGGCATATTGGTAAATGGTATAATATGAATACACATCCAATAGAAAATCTTATACAAAAAAGTTCTATTAATGCGTTTAGAAAAGCAGGTTTAATTATAGCTGATATGTTTCATTTGATAAAATCTAGTCAACAAAGTAAACCATTTGAATTAATACAAGATATTGTGTATTTACATAAAAATGGTCATAATGTTCCTACACAATTATCAGGAAAATTTAGTTTTTTTCCAAACATGAAAGTTGTTATAAAAACTACTTTTTTAACCCAGTCTAATACTAATGAACAATATATTCAACAAGCAAAGAATTTTAGAAAAATATTGAATAAACATAAATAATTAAACTGAGTTTGCATATGCTAAATCTGTTTCTAATTTGTTAATTTCTTGTTCTAACATTATAATTTCTTTTTGCAATTCTATAATTTTTTGTTTGTCTTTTACGTAATCATGTATATCTGTAATTACCAAATAAGGTTTGTTGTTGGCTTTTACAACTTGTATGTCAACAATAGGTATATTTGGAATAACATAAGATGCAATTTGTTTTCTTCCTTTGCTTTGAATTTTTAAATCTATTTCAGGAATATAACAATCGACCTCTTCGTGAAGTCCTAATGATTGCCCATTAGAACCCCATGCTCTTTTTGCTTCTGTAAAACCATATTCTTTAAATATATCTACGATTTCACGTTCAATTCTATTGCCTTTTACTTTACTTGGATGACTCATTTCTTTCCTCCTCGTTTATTTCTCTTTCTGTATCTGGATGATATTCTTCATCATCTTCTAGAGGTTTATGCCAGAATACAATATCGTTTTCTAAATCATAATTATTGCTATTAAGTTCTTCTTGTGTATAGCTTTTTTTGTAACCCCAGTTTGTATGCCCATATTCTTCTTGACAATACTTGTCTATAAATTCTGATAAGTCCATATTTTTTCTCTCTTTCTTTAATTGTAATGTTTTGGCAATATTGCCTATCATTTCCCAACGATCTATTTTTTTAAATCTCATATTGACAATCGGGACATAGATAACCATCACGATAATGCATTTCTTTAAATACTTTTTTTCCTTCAAACCAACTTTCAGAATCACAGTCTGCAGGAATTCTGTTTACAAATAATCCTGAGCCAAATGATGTGTCTCTATTACATTTAACACAATGATTACCTATATCTTCTTCTTTTGTATACATTGTTATCTAACTCCTTGTAAGATGTATTCATCTAACCATTCGGATTTATAATATATTCTACGTTTTCCTGGTCTACTGAATTTTAGTTTGCCAAGATCTCTTGCTTTTTTTAATGTTTTTCTATCGCAATTCAAGTATTTACATGCATCTTCTTCAAACATCCATTTTTGATTGTTTACATCATTCGTTTGAATAAATTGCTTTGCTTCTTTTGTTCTCATCTGTTGCCTCCTAGATGTTTATTTTTTTATTGTTTTATTATCTTCAATCCAATCAATACCAAGGGATTGCAAAATATGAATAAGTTCTGGATATAAGGTTTCTGGTTTTTGTTTCCATTTTTGCATTAATGCTTTTGCCATGCGTTCATAGATTTTTAATTTTTCTTCCATATTATGCTCCCTAAGTATTAAAAATTATTTTAAGTCATTTAAACTATCGCCAACCATTTTATATGATTTAGAAATATATTTTTCTGGCGACATTTTTTCTTCTTTTTCTACAATTTCAAATTTGGGTTGTACTTTAATAGTTGTAATGTCACACATATATTCATTACCCATAAATATTTGCATGTTTTTTGATTTTAAAAATCTTTCTAAATCAAAATCACTATATGTTGATGATACTGTAATATTGTATACTTTTTCTATACTCATTTTTCTTTCCTTTCTTCATATTGAATTAATAATTCGATGTTTCTTTTGGCTTTTTGTAAGTCAAGTTTTTGTTGTTTTGGATTTGCATGTTTGTGTTTCCAACGAGTTAAATATTTAATAGCATTTCCTTCTAAATATCCTAATTTGTGAGAATGCACAAACTCTGCAACTTCAATACCTTTGGTATAATATTTTGGATTTACATCATCGCTCATCGTAAACCTCCACGATATCAAACAGATCTATAAATTTTCGTTTGACATTAGAATCTTGATGGTATGTGTAGATATGATATTTACAACCTTCTTGTAATACTTTTTTAGGTATCTCTCTTTTTTTGTGTTTGTATTTTTCAAACCACATACAATATGTATTCAATGTATTTCCTTCCGTATTATGATATTTGCAATTCCAACAAGTATGAGTAGGTGATTGTATATTATTCAACATAAGGTATTTGTAGGGTTAATATTTCCTCGACTAAGAAATATTAATAGATAAAAACAATCACCACTCATTATTTAAATGTTCCTTTCTGTATTTGAAACATTGCTCTTTTAAAATCTTTAGGTTCTTCTTTGATAACAATATTTTCTGCTATCTGTTTAGTGTATTCTAAAGAGTTTATATCTTCATGAAATCTGACTCTATCGCCATTAAAACCAATTGTAAACATTCCACTTGTACCATAACGTACTTTAGATGCAACTATTTGTGATTTATGTTTACCAAGTTCACTTTTGTTGTAATGAACTTTATAATCATAATAGACAAATAATACATTCTCAGCTACTTGCTCAATTGAAGAGCCTTCAGCTAAATCACTCATTTTTGGAATAGGGTCTATACGGGTTTCTATGTTACGATTGAGTTGTGAAACTAAAATAGGAATGCATTTATATTTTTTTGCAATCCATTTATATTCTTGCATAACAGATTCAATCTCAAAACGTCTAGCGTCTTTGCCTTGAACCTTAACTAGTTGTATATAATCATCAATAATAATATCAGGTTTGATTTGTGTAATAATTGATATAGTATCTGTAAGTGTATTAACATCATCATACATATATAATTTATTTTCAAACTTATGGATCTCTTTAATTACACCATCAATTTCTTCATAATCAATTTTAGAAATATTACCAATGCGAATATTGTGATAACTTAAATTTTGTGACATAAGAACGATTAGTTTTTTCATCATTTCTTCATTGGTCATTTCACGATTGATAACTAGTATTTTCATATTTTGTTTAAGAAGATGGGGGATAAGGTTTACTGCAAATGTAGTTTTACCATGTCCTGGTCTACCTGCAACTACAGTTATTTCACCACGAGTCATACCACCTGCCATTTTATCAAGCAGGTTATATCCAAAGTGTACGAGGTTTTTACTATCCCCTAATGATTTAACTGTATTTTTTGAAAGTTCTTTTAAATTAAATTCCTGTGTTGGGTTTACAGAAATAAAATCATCTGAAAATTTTCTTACTTGATTAACAACATCAATAAATTTTTCTGTGTCATCATATGCAATATTTTTAATCTTTTCTGTTTCTTTGATAATATTGCGTTGTACATATTTTTCATAAATTAATTTAGCATAGGATTCTGCTTGACCTGTGCTTGTATATTCTAAACCTGTTAACCAAAATGCAGTTATATATTTTTTATATTTATCTTTTACTCTCGAACTTATAGTTACATAATCTGCTTGTACATTATCTTTAATAAGACTTTGAATAATTCGATATGTTTCTGCATTGTATTCATTGTAAAATATTTTTGGATCTTCTATATATTTAGAAATCTTATCGAATATTTCGTTGTGTGCGATTAGTATTGCTAGTAGAGTTTCTTCTGCTTCTATTGAGTGTGGTAGACTTTTTAATTCTTTTGTTTGTTTCATCAATAATCCTTACTTCTGTTTGGAGAGATATATTTGTTCGACCTATGTAAAAACCTATATCTTCTGGTTCTGCAAAATTTGGTGGTTCATAAAACATAACACTTGTATAAGAAGGGGTATGATTTATTACTTTACCTTTTCTTCCTGAATCCATTTCAAAATGTTCATTAATGTTTAAAGTGGATACAAACTTGTAACCGTTTTGGGGTTTACTCTCAATCATCACAACGACCACTTGCACAATATTGATTGCTTCGTGATTCTAGTTCTGTTGCAATTGTATAATGATGGTTGGAATCTTTAACAGAATTGTCAAATAATTCTATTTCAATTTCTTCTAATGCTGATTTTAAAGGTTTGATTTTAGGTAAAAGATTAACTCTTTTATGTTCAATTAATTTTAAACCTTCTAATAATACTCTACATTCAGCATGGTCTACCGATAAAAATGTAGCTTTGTTATTAATGGCATATTCTTCTAAATCATTGATGTTTTTTATTTTAAGCATGAGTACTTCCTTTTTAAAATGTTATAATGAGAACCCTTAAGCAAATAGGGTAATTTTGCGTGGTTATAAAGAGTTCTCTTATAACTTGTTTTGATTATATGTCTGTTGCCTGAAGAGTCGTCCACTACTCTTGAAATGAGGCTTATGAATTTACGACATTAAGTGTTTTAAACCCATTTGTTTTATGTCATTTCCACGTCCTAACATATGCCAACCATTTTCTGATTGTTTTTTACTACACTCGTGATCTACCATGTGAGTTATTGTGTTGAACATAGCATATTTTGTATTGCCTAGTTCTTTTTTATAACGGTCATGATATATTTTATTAAATGTATCTGCTCTATTTACAAAACGTTTGCTATTGTCTTTCCATTTAACACCATAAGACACTTTTTTGGTTGGTGCAAAAAGTGCGGCGTACGTTTTTTTTGGATTCCCTTTATAGGTTTGATTTTGTAAATCTTGCATTTGCATTAAATATGTTTTCATCGTTGTTTGTGCATCCATCACTGTTGATTTTGCTTTATTAAAATTCAATATATCATATGTTGAATGACGACCTGAAACAAACTCTTTTGCAACATTACTATTTTTATTTAATCCATGACCTATAAAAGCCATAAAACTATTTGCACATTTAATACGAAAAATAGTAACTGCAATCATCCATCTGCATGATTTATCATGACTATTAATCAATGTTATATGACCTTTGTAATTACCGTCAAATCCTGCTAATACAGATTGACTATATAAAGTATCATTTTCTATTTCGATAGCAATACGACCACCATTATAAAACTCATTTATTTTTGGTGGTTTATTTGTCATTTCTAAAAACACATTAGCCATATCTGCAAGTTGTTGATTGTATAACATTTCATAAGTAGGAGATACAACAGATAATACATCTTTTGTATCGTTTCTAATAATCGCATATCTATTTGGTACTTCTCCAAATTCTGTATGGATCGGTACTTTTTCTACATCCCAATTAAATTCACAAATATTAGATGTGTGATTTTCTTCTACCGAGTTTAATTCCTTTTTGTAGTCGTTTATGTAATTCAGATGATTCATTTTTTTCAACCTCCTTTTGTTGAATATCGGGTGGATTAGACCCGTATGTATATTTTTCTATTACTTTAGTCGCTTCTTTTGTTTCTCCACGACCACGAATAATAGCAGATAAATACTCTAAAGATTTCCCGCTTGTAGCCATTTTTTTAAGATTCCAAGTACGTATACCATATTCAATATCTTCTTCATTACAAGGAGATATACTATATAAGAATCTATATTTTTTTTCAACTGGCATTTGATTAGCAAACAATATTCTATTTACATCTTGAATGATTTTTTTAAGGTCTTTTTGTATTTCCTTACTAAAGTTTTTATAAATTTCTACTGTTTGTTTCATTGCTAATTGTTTGTCAGGTTGATAACCACAAGCAGGGCATTTGTATCTCATTCGCTTACTATATCTTGTTCAAGAAATACATTGATTCGTACACGTTCAACACCTTTATCATCTGTGGTTTTCCAATTGAATTTTGCACCATCCATTAGATGTGATATTTCCATTGGAGATATTGGTACGTTTACAATAATATCTTTTGATTTATCTATTTCTTTAATTGTTGTTCTTGACACGAAACTCCTCCATTAATTATATTTTCTTTATGAATAAAGGCGATTTAATCAGAAGATAACCGCCTTTGTATTCATTGTTGATCGTTCTAGAATGGGAGGTCTGAATCTTCTGATTCGATGGCCTCTCCATTTTCCCATTTCATCCACATTCTTACTTGAGTATCAGTACCTATAGTTCCATCTTTTTTTTCATACTCTCTATTTCTTGTAGTTACCATAACAGGTTTACCGACAATATCCGCTTTGATTATTTCATCGTCTGCTGTTGGTAATACAATAGCATTTTTTTTAGTACCTTCTACAACTACTTCTTCTGTTTCCATTGGATAGTTGACAGAATCTAAAAAGTAATAAAGAGATTGATTATCTCGCTCGGTAGGGGGTTGTGTACCTTCCTCTGTAATTGTGGTTTTAGTAATAAATACGTTTGCAAATATTCTTTGATTTGCAAAATCTTCATGTTTATCACCATTGACTTGTAATACAGGTTTGATAATGTCTATAACATTACCTGTTTTTGTAGTTAAGTCTACTTTTGATTCTTGGAATTCTAAAACATTACAAGCATATGTACCTTCTGGTAACGGTTTGAATGTTTTCTTTTCACTTGATATTGCAGTTGGATCAAACAGAACTGACATTTACTTTCTCCTTTTTAACTGGTTTTTTCTTTGTTTTTTCTTGTATCATTGTATCTAGTTGTTTATACAGACCATCATAATTATCTGTATTGATTTTGTGGTTCAACAAACCATTTTTAAATCGAGCAACGGTATCTCTAGACACACCGAGTGTTTCGGCTTTTTGTATCAATGTTTGAAACTCTGCAACAAGTGTTTTTGCAAGAGGTTCAATAACACGTTTTTTATATACGTCATCAGCAATATTCATAAACGTATTGAATGCTTTTTTCATTGCATCCGTATTCGCCGCTTTGATATTATTTGATATGTCTACGTAATTACCTGTTTCTCTTGATTTTGCAATTCTATGTGATGCACAAGAATATCCTTTGCGTTTCACACCATTGTCAAACCATATTAGATGACCTTCAACAATAACTTCTTGGTCTCCTAATATTTGAAAACCTGCTTTTTCCCAACTCCATCCTGGGTAATATTTATCAGCAAGTTTTCTCATGTAAGCTAAATCAACATAATCCATACCTGCTTTGCTTTTTACAAATGCACGAGGGGTTTCTATGTTGCTAACCTCATCATGTTTTTTAGTGATAGATAATGCAATTTCATTGAAATGCATCATATAATCACTGCTATTTAATTTTTCTAAACCGCTATTTTGCATATACTGCTCCTTTATTAATGATATTTTCTATTGAAGATTTTTTTTGAATGATATATGGGCTATCACAAACTGTTCTGTAGTTGCAATATTTTTTACATTCCCATTCATAAGTAGGGCAATTACCACCAATCGATGGCATTTCATTTTCATAATCATTGAGTGTTTGCCAATACATATCTGCATATTCTATATATACATTGACATCGGCTAGTAACTGTTGCATATTGGAATTATCTTTATTGAAATAGATATTTCCCATTTGAACAACTTTATCACAATATTTTTTTGTATGATTTAATATCATAGCATACGTTCCTAATTGTAATTCATAGTTACTTGTTTGATTTGCAGTAGAACGATTGCGACCAAATAAACCTTTATATTTCCAACTATTTGCAGTTTTAAAATCATACAAATAACCTTGTTTATTTTCATCAACAATCAATAAATCAAAGTGTCCACCAATTTTAGAATGTGAATACAAATCATCTGCATATATATATTCTTCACTATAACATTTATAAGATAGATTTTCATAAGCAGAAAAATATTGTAACACACAATTTTGAACATCTTCACCATATACAGTACCAAGTCGCATTGTACGCAATCCTATTTTATCGTGTTTATCTCTAGGTGCGTTATGTTTTTGATAGTATTGTTTTCTCATACAAAGACCTGCACCAGAAGCACTATATCTGCCTTCTGATTCTTTAATTCTGTCTTTGTTGTTTTGTTCTGCTTTTTGTTCTAATACTACATCAATAATGTTAATAAGATCTAATGTTCTATGGTGTTGTTCATTTGGATTAGTTGCTGTATTTGTTTCCATATTTTAAACCTGCCTCTATTAGTTTGTTTTTATCTCGTTGATTATCTTTGGTTTGATGAACCCATTTTTTAACGTTTTTTGTATTTTCTTTTTTGTATCTATATAATGAACCTCTTAATTCTGGATAGTCTTCCTGAACTTTTCTTCTTGCTCTAGAAATGCTAGAATAAGTAGGCATTTTTTTATAATGAAGATTTTCAAAATATTCGTTAACTGACATGGATGGTTCTTTGCTTGGAGCAAATTTGTTATCTGTCATTTGATAGTAATAAAAACACAATAATGGATCACTATCTCTTGATGCTCTGCTTTCTAACATTATTGTTTTAACTGTTTCATACATAGTATTATTCATTTTCTTCTCCTTTAAATGGTGAATCCATATTATCAACAGAAGTTTCTTTAGTTAAATAAAACTCAAGAATTTCA